AATTATATGTTCCGTGAGGATATGTGCTCCGATGGAATAGAGAATTGCGTTCAGTACATTCACAATTTCAATCCAGAAAGGTCTCAGAATCCTTTTGCTTATTTCACTCAAATTATTCACTATGCCTTTTTGAGGAGAATTCAGAAAGAAAAGAAGCAACTGGAAATCAAGACAAAAATTATTGAACGAACCGGGTATGATGAGGTTATGACAATTGATGACGGAGTGCTTTCTGGGAACAATTCAGAGTACAATAGTATGAAAGATGCCATTCAGTACAGAAACGGAAATCGATGAAAATCGGAATTTATACGGACAGTCATTATGGTGCAAAAAAGGGTTCTAAGCATCTTCACGATTACTTTGAACTCTTTTATAAGAATGTATTTTTCCCTGCCTTAGAGGAGCACGGGGTAGAGACTGTCATTCATATGGGAGATGCCTTTGATAGTCGTAAGTCAATTGATTATCAAAGTTTAGAGTGGGCAAAGAGAGTTGTATTTGACCCTCTCAAGAAGTATGATGTTCATATGATTGTGGGTAATCACGATTGTTACTATAAAAATACCAATAATGTAAATTCCCCTGCTCTTCTTCTCAAAGATTATCCAAACATAAAGACTTATAGTTCCCCAACGAATACGAAGGTTGGTGGGATTGATATGACTTTTATTCCTTGGATTTGTAGTGAAAACTATGATGAAACTCTAAAGGTTATTCAGAAGTCAAAGGCAAAGGTCGCTATGGGGCACCTTGAACTCAAAGGATTTAGAGTCAATAAACATCTTGTAATGGAGGAGCATGGACTGGAAGCGAATCTTTTTTCAAACTTCACAAAGGTATTTTCTGGTCATTACCATACTCGTTCTGATAATGGAACTGTGTTCTATCTCGGTAATCCTTATGAAATGTATTGGACGGATGTAAATGATACTCGGGGATTTCATATCTTTGACACCGAAACTTTAGAGCATACTCCAATCAATAATCCTTATAAATTATTCTATAACATTTATTATGAAGATACTCCACATCAGACTTTCGATGCCCGCGAGTATGAGAAAAAAATTGTAAAGGTTATTGTTCGTAAAAAATCAAATATAAAGTCTTTTGAGAAATTTATAGATAAACTCTATAGTTGTGGAATTCAGGAACTTAAAATTATTGAAAATTTTGAAATTCAAGAGAGTGAAGAGTTTAATATTGATGAAGATGAAAATACTATTTCAATTCTGAATCGGTATATTGACGAATCCGAATTCAATTATAATAAAACTATAATCAAGGGAATACTTCAAGATATATACAAGCAGGCATCTGAGGTGGAGTAAAATGTATCTTCTCACTCTTAAGGGTCGTAAAGATGATGGGGCATATGCTGTTCAAGACCAATACGGAGAAAAGGTGTTATTCTTATTTGAAGAAGAGGATGATGCCACTCGGTATGCTATGATGCTTGAGTATGATGAAGACTACGAAAAAGAAATGGAAATTGTGGAAGTTGATGATGAACTTGCCATAAAAACTTGTAAGCATAACAACTATAAGTATGCCGTAATTACTCCTAACGATATTGTAATTCCTCCTAAAAATGATAACCTTTAAAAAAATTAAATGGCGGAATTTTCTTTCTACCGGGCAGCATTTTACTGAGATTGATTTCCAAAAGAATCATACGAATTTGATTATTGGAGCAAATGGTGCAGGGAAATCAACTGTACTTGATGCTCTTACTTTTGTATTATTCAATAAAAGTTTTAGAAAAATCAATAAAAATCAATTAATCAATCAAACAAACGAAAAGGATTGTTTGGTTGAGATTGAGTTTTCTGTCAATAGTCGGGACTATTTGGTTCGTCGTGGAATTAAACCAAATGTCTTTGATATTGAAGTAGATGGAAAACAACTTCATAAAGAATCTGATGACCGTATTAATCAGAAATTACTGGAAGAAAACATTCTAAAGGTCAATTATAAATCTTTCACTCAGATTGTAATTCTGGGTTCAAGTACTTTTGTTCCTTTTATGCAACTTACGACTGCCAATCGTCGTGAGGTAATTGAGGACTTATTGGATATTCGGATATTCTCTACGATGAACACTATCATCAAAGAAAAGATTCGTACTAAAAAGGATGAAATAAAATCTCTTGAGTTGAAGAAGCAAAACCTTAAGGACAAGGTTGAAATGCAGAAGAGTTTTATTGAGGAACTTGAGAATCGTGGCAATGCTAATATAAATGCCAATAAACGGAAAATTTCCGATTTAGATGCTGAAGTCGGTACTTATATGACCGAGAATGCCAAGACCGAAGAAGACATTTTCAAATATACGAAAGAGCAAGAAGAAGTTATTGGTGCCGCAGAAAAGTTAGGGAAACTTAATAATCTTAAGGGTAAAATCTCTCAGAAAGTATCTACGATTACTAAAGAGCACAAGTTCTTTAGTGAAAATACGGTATGCCCTACTTGTACTCAAACGATTGAGGAAGAGTTTCGGTTAAATAGAATTACAGACGCTCAAAATAAAGCAAAGGAACTCCAGAAAGGTTTTCAGGAACTTGAGGAGACTATGAAGTTTGAACAGGAACGAGAGCGTCAATTTCTAGCACTATCAAAGGAGATTACGAAACTCAACCATGAGATTTCTCAAAACAATACTCGGATTTCACTCAGTCAGAGGCAAATCCGAAACCTTGAATCTGAAGTTCAAACTATTACCGAACAACTTAAAAATAGAAATACTGAAAATGAGAAGTTAGAAGAGTTTAGAGATAATCTTCAAAAAACATTTGATGACCTTTCAGATAAAAAAGAAGAAATCGTTCATTATGATTTTGCGTATTCTCTTCTCAAAGACGATGGTGTAAAAACGAAGATTATTAAAAAGTATCTCCCGTTCATCAATCAACAGGTAAATCGTTACTTACAGATGATGGATTTTTATATTAATTTTCATCTTGATGAAGAGTTTAATGAGAGTATTAAGTCTCCCATTCACGAGAACTTTTCTTATAGTTCTTTTAGTGAAGGTGAGAAAATGAGAGTTGATTTGAGTTTGCTATTTACTTGGAGAGAAGTTGCAAGACTTAAGAACTCTGTGAATACGAACCTTTTGATAATGGATGAAGTTTTCGACTCATCCCTTGATGGATTTGGAACCGATGAGTTTCTTAAGATTATTCGTTATGTCATAAAGGATGCTAATATATTCGTGATTTCTCATAAGACCGGACTTGAGGACAAATTTCAAAGTGTCACAAGGTTCGACAAGAAGGCAGGATTCTCCTATAAAGTAGAAACATAAGCAAAGGAAAAATGAAACTTCCAAACTGGCAACACCATTCTCGTAAGGAGCAGAAGCGGAAACTCAAACCGCAAGCACTCCGACAGGCAAAGGCACGACTCAAAGCCTTCAAGAAAAAGCACTCTTCGGAGTGTTTTTTTTTATAAATAACTAAAAAGTCGATAAGTAAAATGAATTCGCAACAAGTTCAAGATATGCGTCTTATGTATGAGGCAGTTTATAATGATGAATTGTGGGAATTGGCAAATGAATATAATAATACCATATACGATGAAGACATTGTTGAAGTAGCAACTGAGTATTTTTATACTTATGGACTCAATGAGGATGGAATTGATATTTTAATTGAAAAGGTTGGTCTCGATAACTTTGTAGAATTTGTTTATGATCTTTCTGAAGATCTTACTATTCTTACGGAAGAAAGATCAGCGAAGAAAAGAACTGGTGGCGAATCTTATGCTGATGTGAAAGCAAAGATTGATGCTAAAGAAGCGGCGAAAAAGAAAGCAAAAGAGGAGGCACTAAAGAGAAAGGAGTCTGAAAGAATGGAACCAGCATCTAATGGTGCTGATACTGAATCTAAAAAAGAGCAACCAAAATCAAAGAAACCACTCAGAGACGCACTTGCCAAACGAATTCTTGACGGTATGGAGCGTCACCGTCAAGCAACTCAAACTGCTGGCCGTCTTGCTGGCGAAACTGGAAGAACCTTAGGTAGAATTGCTTCTCTTGCTGGTGAAGCAGGTCGTCGTGCTGGTGAGCATGTTAAGAAGCATGGTATGAAATCACTTGCCAATTCTTATGAATATGATACTTTTGATGCAATCTTAGAACACCTAATTGCCGAAGGATACGCTGATACGAATGAGAGTGCTCTTGCGATTATGGCAAATATGAGTGAAGAGTGGAGAGAAGGGATTCTTGATGAGGCAACAATTCGTTCCGTAACTTCATCATCAGGAAAAAGAATATATAAATCTCCAGAATATTCTTCTGACGAAAGAACAAATATAAGCAAAACCGCTCACCGACAAAAAAGACTAAAGCAAAGACATTATGCATCAACGTCTGATGCAAGAGATGATCAAAGAAGTTTTGATCATGAGGAAAGACAAGAAAATAAGAGAAGAAAACATCCTACTAATATAATGAATGCTAAACCTGGAGAGGCTGAACATTATGGTGCAGATGAGGGTGATGGTTATCATTATGATACAGTTAAGACAGATCGAAACGCTCGCAAACGCAGAGCAAGTGGTAGATAAAACCAATTCCAAAACTGGCACACCAGAGGGTCTCACCACCCTCTTTTTTTGTATAATACGTTCATAAGACAAACTAACTCCAATGACCGTAAATTTTGAAGTAAAAGGTATGCTTGCCCGTCTTCTGGCAACGGAAGATCTGATTGTAGAACACAAGAAGGTTGAGACTGCCTGCTTTAATGTTCATACACGGGTTCTGACGCTTCCTATGTGGCAGAAGGCAAGTAATGGAGTTTATGATATGTTGGTTGCTCACGAAGTATCACACGCTCTCTACACGCCTGATGAAGACTGGACGGAGCAGGTTCGGGTTCCTCAACAGTTTGTGAATGTCTGTGAGGATGCTCGTGTGGAGAAACTCATCAAACGTCGTTATGCCGGTCTGGCAAAGACCTTCTATGGTGCCTATCGGGAACTTCAGGAAGAAGATTTCTTTCAGATTGGTGATGATGATCTTTCAACCTATAATCTTGCCGACCGTGTGAATCTTTACTTCAAGGTTGGTAATTTCCTGACTCTTGAATTCACCAAGAGAGAGCAAGAAATTGTAGATATGATTGGTAAGGCAGAGACTTTTACTGAAACTCTGGATGCTGCTAAAGTTCTTTATGAATACTGTAGGCAAAAGCAGGAAGAACAAACGAAACTTCCGAGTCTTGATAATCACGAACAGTCTCCCGGTTCTGGTGCCGGAGAGCAACCCGAAGAACAGCAAGAACTTTCTCCCGAAGAGGATGGTGAAGATGAGAGTGATAAGCAACAAACCTCCGGGTCTGAACAACAAACTCAAGGTGAAAAGTTTGAGGATCAGAATACTCAACAAACTGGTGGAGAACACTCTGAACCAGATGTGAAAACTATGAATTCTCTTGAGGAAAACCTTAAGGAACTAGTGAATAACAACATTCAAGAAACTAATTATATTGAAGTTCCTAAATTGAATCTGGATTCGGTGATTGTTTCTAATCAAATCATTCATAATACTTGTAAAGAAACTTGGGAGAAGCAACTCTTTATTCACGAAGATAGTGAAATTTTTACTACGGTGGATGCTGAGTATGTAGATTTTAAGCGTTCGGCACAGAAAGAAGTCAATTATCTGGTGAAAGAGTTTGAGTGTCGTAAGGCAGCAGATTCCTATGCTCGTGCCTCAGTTTCTAAGACGGGCGTTCTGGACTGTACCAAACTTCATACTTATAAGTATCAGGAGGATTTGTTCAAGAAAGTAACCACATTTGCCACCGGTAAAAATCACGGTCTGGTTTTTATTCTTGATTGGTCTGGGTCTATGAGTAATGTTCTTATGGATACTGTCAAGCAACTTTATAATCTTATTTGGTTCTGTAATAAGGTGAATATTCCTTTTGAGGTTTATGCCTTTACAAATGATTGGAACCATAGGTCTTCATATGATGCCGATGGTAAAGTGACTAGTACTCCTAAAGAACATACTGTTCGTAAAGAGAATGAACTGGTGGTTGATTATACATTCGGTCTCCTGAATCTCTTTACCAGCAAGGTAAAAAGTTCGGTTCTTGATACTCAACTCAAGAATATCTATCGGGTTGCCAAACAATATGATCGCTCTAATTGTGGGAGTTACAGGTATCAATCTCCTCATAAACTATGTCTTTCTGGAACTCCTCTGAATGAGTCACTTGTTGCCTTACATCAAATTCTCCCACATTTTCAGAAAGAACATAAACTTCAGAAAGTCCAGTGTGTAATTCTGACTGATGGTGAAGCAGCTCCTCTGAAGTATTATCGGGAACTCAAACGACACTGGGATAATGGAGAGTCTTATTTGGGAACTAATTATATTCAAGATA